TGAAAGCGGTGGTGGGAAGTTTCAAGGATTTCATTCTCCAAATATTTGTATAATTGCTTCTGAAGCTCAAGCATTAGAAGATGTAATATTCGACCAAATAGATGGGTTGACTACTCCTGAAAATGTTTTAGTTATATACATAGGCAATCCCACAAGAGCAAGCGGTAATTTTGCAAAAGGACTTAAAGACAAGACTAACAATATAGTATTTAACTTTTCTTGTCTTGATAATCCAAACTATAAAGAGCAAAAGACCGTAATCCCTGGTTTAGCTTCCTATGAGTGGGTAGAAGATAAACGAAAAAAATGGGGAGAAGATGACCCTCGTTGGTATGGCAGAGTGTTAGGTGTAGTCCCTCCAGTATCAATCAATAATATATTCTCCCAAGAAGTTATAGACGTGATGTTACGCAACAAGGATATAGGGTTATATGGAACTAATGCCGGTGTAGCGATAGATGTAGCTGGTGAAGGCGATGATAGTAATGCAATTTATGCAGGAAGGAATGGGAATGTATTAAATTCTTTCTTTAAACTTAACCAATCACCTGGGTTAAACGCTCTTAAATGTTATCGTATGTGTAAAGATATAAAGGGTAATTTCATTATTGTAGATTGTGATGGTATTGGGATAGGAGTATGGCAAGAACTTAATACTGAATTTAGAGAGTTTGCTGAAAAGGTTGCTGTTATCAAATATCACGGTTCAAGCACATTAAAAGAAATTGACCCGTCAGATAGAGAACGTCCGCAATATTATAATCTTCGTGCCAAAGCCTGGTTTACTGCATTACAACGAGCCAGAGATGGGTTAGCTACTATTCCTAATGACCAAGAACTTATTGATGAACTTTTAGAGGTTAAATACTTTGAGAACAAAAAAGGAATGTTACAGCTCGAAGATAAAGATGATGTAAAAGAAAGGTTAGGGCGTTCACCAAATAAAGCAGATGCTTGGGTAATGCTCCAGTGGGGATATGACCAAAACTATCCTAATGTTTATTACGAAGAAGCACAAGATTTTAGACGTAAACCAAATGAGGATTTTATAGAAACAGCACAGAAGATAAATCCTTTATACGCAGAAACAATGATGGCTTTACAAGCCCAACAAGGTTCAAAATCCGACTATGAGGCATAAATGGCTTACGATGAATTAAATGTAAAAGAACTATCTGATACTGGAACACTCAGCCAGGAGTGGAAAGAATATTTATCTAAACTTAAGAAGAAAGTAGACAACGATAAAGACAATCGTATAGGTTGGCTAAGAAAGTTAGTTACTAATAATAATCAACGTATTGGCTTAAAGCGTGTGTCTAACCGCCCATACCCAGGTGCTCCGAATATCCCTCTACCTGAAACGGATAAGATAATAAACAAACAGAAACCAAATTATATCTTGTCAACCTATCTACCGCGTAAGAAAGCCTTTGTCCAGGTTGCTGAAGGCGTTAAGGAAACTCCGCAGTTAAAAGAGAAAGCGCGTAAGGCTGAACTCGGATTGAATTATATATTAAATAACAAGATTGATTTGCTATCTATATTCGCATTAGCCGCTGATAATTTCTTAGAGAAAGGACATTGCATATTCAAAGTTATTGAACGTTTCAGCAAGAAGTCTATCCGCAAAGTCCTTAGCCTTAAAGACTATCCCGAAGAAACTATCGATATATTACGTAAGGCAAGTATTGCAGAACAGCAGCAATTCGTAGCTGAACGTTATGGATTGGACATAGAAGACGAAGAAGACAAGGAAGTTATAGATGATGTAGTCGACCAATTCAGGAAAAAGAAAGACGTTATAGAATTTGATTTAGATGTTATTGAAAGCTATCCAGACATACTTGTGCGCCCGCCGGAGAAAGTAACGCCTCCCTCGTGGGCGCTTGATATAGAAACTACCGAGAGAATAACGGATGAATATTATTTAACAAGACGTGAGCTTGAAGAAGGCGCGGAATGTGGGAGATATGATAAAGCAGTCATAGACCGTCTTAAAGACATAGATTTCTCAGGTAAAGGAAAGTCTATGAACGAAGACGATATGATTGATACGTCAAAAGAACGTAACGAAGGCATCACGAGTGAGGGCGAAGACGAGCTGTTCAGAATACAAGAAGTATCAACCTGGGTTAAGCTCGATGATATGGATAAATACGAGCGTTGGGTATTTTTGTTCTTAGCTGACGTATCAGCGATAGAAGACAGTTTAATTCAAAAGATAAGATTTCAGTATGAGTTGGATACTTGGAACTATGTTAAGCACGATAACGAGGTTAAAGATATTCGTTGGCACGCCTCACGCGGTATTCCTGAAAAGATAAGGGCGTTACAAGAGTTTATGGAACGCTCTATCAACAATATGATTATCCGTGATGAGATAAATAATGCGCCTATATATACCGTTCTTGCTAACAGCGCGATACAGGCTAATTCAATCAGGTTTATTCCTGGGCAGAAAGTTTCAGTTAAGACTCACGGTGAGATAGCAAGACTTGATGACTTAAACAGAGTAGACGCTTCAAGCGAAAGAATGGCGCAGTTGTTGAAGGCTTACGTTGAAGAATACGTTGGTTCAACAGACCAACTGTTCCGTAACGCTACAAACAAAGGTGGCGGGAAAACTAAGGGTGAAGTCCAAATGGGTATTGAAATGGCTTCCGGCCCTGCACAGACAGAAGTTATTCGTTGGATGAATACTCTAAAGAAAGTCTATACAATGATTTTTAAGCTAATGGCTGAAAGATTGGGTGATACAATCATCATCGAAGGGACAGAGGTAACACGGGAAGATTTTAACTTTGACGCTGTGGTTATCCCCAATGGTTCGATAGATTTAACAGACCAGAATATTCGTATCACTAAAGCCGCTAATCACTTGCAATTTGTTATCCAAGGCCCTCCAGAGATAGTTGACGCTGACGATAAATACAACGCGGCTTATGACTGGCTTGAGGCTGAAGGTGTGCAAGACCCTGATAGATATATTACGAAGCCACAGATTATAGCGCAGAAACAGCAACAGCAAATGCAAAGGGAAGACCAGGTTTTGCAACAGCAAGAAATAATGATGGATAAAGAGATAAGAGAAAAGAAAGCGCAAGCAGTAGCAAGCGGGCAGACACAACAGGCTAAACCACAAAGGCAAATGGCGGGGGTGTGATGGACGAGTCAACACAAAACAATTTAGACCGTTTAAAAGAATTATCTAAACTTATCGACAGCGGCGAGCAGGTAAAAGCTATGACTGAAACCGATGGCTGGAAACTGCATATTGAGCCGCTTATAAATAAGTTAATCATAGATGTGATGGGCGGGTTTGAGAATGGGCGTTGGCACAATGGTTCACTTGAGTTAAAGGAATTAGGCGAGGAAAAAGCTAAAGAGTTAATCGCTTATAAACGTGCCTTGGTTGATTTACATAAATATATCTATCAATACATTGACCCATTAAAACAATACACCGATGAGTATAACCGGATAGTTAAAGAGGAACAGAAGGAAAATCCAGAGAAGGAGGTTGAAACAGGATATGACAACTCCGCAGTTTCCTAAAATGGGGCTTAAGCACGAATACGTCAGGTCAAGGCTTAAAAGATATGACAGTGTAAATCGTTTCGGTAATGAGCGTATAAAAAAATCTATGATTAACCAGGTTAAACTTTGCGAAGGTGAAGGCTCTGCGAAAGAACTAGAGAAAGAATTTTCATCTCCTACTATGTGGGGGCATCCTATCGGTGGTTCAATGAGCGGGAAATATAATAAGCAGGTAGGTTTCGGTGAAGGTAAAAAATTAGGCGATGGTAAATGGGTTCGTAATGATAATGGAAAATGGGAAAGAGTTCTGGATTAACTTTAAGATTTGAAAAATCCTGTAAGGTTCTGTGTTCGCCAAAACACTGAAGGAAAGATATGTCATTAACAAGAGGTTGGTGCGAAGTTTGTCAAAGGGGAATTAGCGGAGAGCTTGGTAAGATTTGTCCTGAGTGTATTTCAAGGGGTGAAGGCAAGCCTGGTATTCTCAAAGAACCTGCACAAGTTGAGAAAGAAAAACTTGAAAGAGCAAGAGCGATGAAGTTAATATCTAAGACTACTGTTAAGCCTTATAAGTCTAATGAAGATATAAAACGTGAAGCAGTTGCAGAGGCAGAAGCTAATATCATAGCAAAGATAATGTCAGGAGAAATAAAGATACCTGTGGTTAAGAAAGAAAAACCTGAAACAAAATAATTCTGGGTTAATTTAACCCTGATTGGTTCTGGGAACCTAAACCCTGTAAGGAGAAATATGGATGAGAACGAAAAATTAGCACAAGAGATAGCACAAGAGCGCGGCAGTTTCGGCAAACCTGAAGAAAAAGCCGAGGACGTTAAAGAGGAGAAATCGTCAGCTCCTGAAACCGAGGCTTCTGAAGAAACTAGAGA